GTACGACAATCCATTTCTGCGCAGGCCAGTCGATCCAGTTCTTGCCGGTCAAGACGGCCCCCTCGAATTCTATTAAGGAAAAACCATGCCAACTATTAACCAACTCGCAGGAATCAGCCAGGTTTCCGGCGGCGACCAACTTCCGATTTATGTCCCCAACAATGGCGACGCTCGCAAGGTCTCAGTTAACCAGCTCCTGCAATACTTTCAGACCACGTTTGCAGCCCCAACCGTTGCCACCAACCTGTACACACCAGGAACAGGCTTCAATATCACCGTTCCAACGCCTGTTAGCGAGCAGCAGTGGATGGTCATTCAGCCCGCGGGAACCTTGGCTGCCGGCACGATTACCCTGCCATTGAACACTGGAACGCCAGACGGAACTCAGGTGCTTATTACAAGCACCCAAACCATTACGGCGTTTACTATTGATTTGAATGGTGCAGCCGCAATTTTTGGCAATGTCACAACATTGACGGCGGGTGCAGCAGTCTGCTATCGGTTCTACCAAGCCACAAATTCTTGGTACAACGTTGTCAACGAAACCGCAGGTTTCAATGCAGCCATTCAAACGTTTCTGAATACTCCAAGTTCTGCGAATCTTCGTGCCGCTGTCACTGATGAGACGGGAACAGGCTCTTTAGTATTTGCGACCAGCCCGACATTGGTAACGCCAATTCTTGGAACACCAACATCAGGAACTCTTACATCCTGCACAGGGTTGCCACTAACAACAGGCATAACTGGTGCATTGCCGGTTGCAAATGGTGGCACAGGAGCATCCGCAACGGTTCAGGCTTTAAGCGGCCCAGGGGCGGTGAATATCACCAGCCTTGCTACCGCTTTCACATCGACCGCAACGGGTAATGCTTTAACCCTTGCCGATGGCGCACAAGGGCAGCTCAAGACAATCGTTTATGTTGCGGAGGCCGCAGGCGGTGACACTGGAATCCTAACTCCCGCAAACCTTGGCAGTGGAACCACAGTTACGTTTAACGCTGTTGGAGATTCAGCAACGCTTCAATTTGTCGGAACTGATTGGTGGGTTGTCGGATTCCGTGGCGCTGTCGTGGCGTAATTTCATGGCCACCAAAGACACCCGCCTTGCCCGTGCTGGCGTTGAGGGCTTCAACAAGCCCAAGCGCACGCCATCGCACCCCACTAAAAGCCACGTCGTTGTGGCCAAGTCGGGAGATGAGATCAAGACCATTCGTTTTGGTCAGCAAGGCGTGTCAGGTTCTCCCAAGAAAGAAGGCGAGTCCAAAGCAGATCAGGCCCGTCGTGAATCATTTATGGCCAGACACGCCAAGAATATCGCTAAGGGCAAGATGAGTGCTGCATACTGGTCGGCAAAAGAAAAGTGGTGACCTAAATGCAAATCCCAATCCTCAACGGTATTTACACAGACAGCACCCCAGAGCTGCGCACCGCCTATCCGGTCAACATGGTGCCAGTTCACAAGACTTCCGGCATCAGCAACGGGTTCTTGCGTCCAGGTGACGGAATCGTGGCCAACGGCACAGGCCCAGGCATTGATCGCGGTGGTATTAATTGGAACACTGTCTGCTACCGAGTCATGGGCACAAAACTTGTGACCGTGGCCAGCAATGGAGCCGTAACCATCTTGGGTGATGTGGGTGGACCAGATACTCAACTGGTAACAATGGATTACAGCTTTGACTTGCTGGCCATTGCATCCGGTGGTCGCTTGTACTTCTGGAATCCAGTCGCGTCCACACTCACACAAAATACTGACCCAGACCTTGGCGTAGTGCTTGATGTGGTATGGGTTGACGGCTACTTTATGACCACCGACGGTGAGTTTCTTGTCGTCACTGAATTAACAAACCCTTTGCAGGTCAACCCCTTGAAGTACGGGGCATCAGAGATCGACCCAGACCCCGTGGTGGCCCTGCTTAAGCTCAGGAACGAGGTCTACGCCATGAACCGAAACACCATTGAGGTGTTTGACAACGTGGGCGGCGAACTTTTCCCATTCCAGCGCATTGACGGCGCTCAGATTCAAAAGGGCGTGATTGGCACCCAGGGCTGTTGCGTCTACCTAGAGAGAATTGCTTTCTTAGGTAGTGGCCGCAACGAAGCCCCAGGCATCTACGTTGGTGCAGCCGCAACCACTCAAAAGATCAGCACGCAAGAAATTGATAACTTGCTTCTAACTTACAGTGAAGCACAGCTCACATTGGTCAAACTTGAAGCACGCAACGAAAAGAACCACCAACACCTATACGTCCACCTTCCAGACCGAACCATTGTTTACGACGCCACAGCATCCGAGGCGCTGCAAGATCAGGTCTGGTTTACCCTTACTACCACCGTAATGGGGTTTAGCCAGTACCGCGCAAGAAATCTGGTCTGGGCTTACGATAAGTGGCTGGTAGGCGACCCTCAATCCAACACGATTGGATACCTAGTACAAGACACCGGCCAGCATTGGGGCCAACAAGTTCGTTGGGAATTTGGCACCATGATTGTGTACAACGAAAGCAACGGCGCAATCTTCAACCGCCTGGAACTGGTCAGCTTAACCGGCAGCGTGGCGCTGGGAAAGAATCCACAGATCAGCACTAGCTACAGTATCAACGGCCAAACCTGGAGCCAAGACCGCAGCATCAGCGTAGGCACTATTGGAAGCATGTCCAAACGCCTCGCATGGTTCCAGCAAGGCCATATGCGCAACTGGCGCATCCAACGCTTCCAAGGCGACAGCGACGCCCACGTTTCATTCATTCGACTTGAGGCTCAAATGGAGCCATTGGCGTTCTGATGGCCACAGCACCCGTCTCTCGCAAGCTCAACCTAACCCGCGACCAGCTCGCGGCTTTCCTGACCGATCAACAACAAATCCGGCAGTTTGAATTATTGTTTTCGGTCGTTGACGAGTTACAAGTCATCACTGGAACCGACTTTGAGTATCAAGCTGACACAGCAGCCGCCACAGCAAACCAGGCGCTTGCATCCCTTAGTGCACTGGCTCAAGATACGGCTGTAACCAATGCAGCACTTGAAGCAAAGATTCAACAAGCCATTGACGCTATCCCTCGTTTAGCCCAAGCCTTAGATTTACTGGCAACAGCGCCATTCATTCAGAATAACAATTCAGTAGTGACGGATTACCTTGACTTCAACGGCGCAGCCCCGCACGTTTCCCGCATCCGGCGCATGGCATGGAACAACACAGACCAGACCGTAGACCTTGGCATGGAATACGACGTGGTTCAGCAGATCGGTATGGAGACATACGCAAGGGTGCAAAACAATACCGGCGTCACTATCCCCAACGGAACGGTCGTTGGATTCTCCGGCGTTGGGCCAGACGACACGCTGGAGGTCACGCCTTACCTAGCAGATGGCGCCACGCCCACTTTGTATCTGCTCGGCGTGATGACGCACGATCTTCCAGACAGCGGAGAAAAGGGGTATTGCACAACCTTTGGCTACGTGCGTGACGTAGACACTAGCGCTTTTGTTGTTGGCGACATTCTTTACGCCTCGCCCACAGTCGCAGGCGATTTCACAAACGTCAAGCCTACCGCACCTGATAACGTAGTACCAGTGGCCGCAGTGCTGCATGTCAGCGCCACCGTTGGCGTCATCTTCGTGCGCCCCACCATTCAGCAGCAACTGTATTATGGTGAGTTCACCAAGACCAACAGCCAAAGCCCGGCGGTCGCAAACACAGCATACCCGCTGCTGTTTACCGGTACCCAAATTGCCAACGGTGTCTCAATCGGTACAACAACATCTGAAATCCATGTTGACCAAGCCGGGCTTTACAACATTGCTGCCTCGGTGCAGATTACATCGACCAACTCATCCCAGAAATCAATTTGGGTATGGCTTAGGCTTAACGGCACCACCGACTTTCCCAATTCGGCCCGCGTTGCATCTATTACACTGAACAATGGTTATTTGGTGGTGACGCTAAACGAAGTGGCATCGTTGCTGGCTAATGACTTTATCGAGGTCATGTACGCGGCAAACAGTACAAACGTCAGCATTGCCACGGTAGCTGCTACTGCTTTTGCACCAGCGGCACCTGCCGTTATTCTTGCTGTAACTCAAACCGAACAATAGGAGCCACCAATGACCGTCTCAATTAAAGTGCTGATCCCAGCAAAACAGGCAGAAAACGCGCAAACCACGCAGTACACAGCAGTGAACTGCAAGGCACTGATCGACAAATTCACCGTCACCAACACCAGTTCAGGCAACGTTACTTTCAGCGTTAACTTGGTGACAAGTGGCGGAAGTACAGGCGCATCAAACTTAGTCATGGACACACGTGCCATTGCACCCGATGAGACCTACACCTGCCCCGAACTGGTCGGACAGGCCTTGGAGTCTGGTGGATTCATCTCCACTATTGCCAGCGCAGCCACATCACTTACCATCCGCGCATCAGGCCGAGAAATCACGTAAAGGAAAACAGCATGAAAGAATTTATGGTTATCCCCAAAGGCTTTGCAGGTTTGCCAATGGAGGAAGAATTCATCACCGCAGCCGAGAACAAGAAGAACACCCAGATAGTGATTGACGACTGGATGCTCGGCCCAGAGAAACCAAGCAACGAACCCACAGCCAACAAGGTCTATTGGGTTGCTCTTGGCAATGCCATGCAAGTGGATGAGAAAGAAGCTCGTCGCCGTCGGTGTTCCAATTGCGATTATTATGATAATTCAACCATGACGCAAGCCAAGATGGAGCGCATTCCCCGCAATGATTGGGACACCGACGCTGGTTTCCGTGGCTACTGCAACAAATTCGATTTCATCTGCCACGACCTTCGCTCATGCCAGGCGCAGGAAGAGCGCGAATTCGAAATGGATTGACCAAATGCAAATTTGTGAGAAAATCAAGCCGCTGAGTTCCAAAAGCTGCCAGCGGCTTGCCCTTCACAGGAGTGCCACATGAGCAACGTCACGATTCAGGAAATTGAAAAGCAAGTGCCAGCAATGCATTTGCCAATCTATCGCCTGGAAGCCGAGCTGCTCAAGCTCCCCCAGGTTGAAATGCCGGTAGATCACAATTTCTGCAATGGCCTCTATGCTCGCACCATGCACATCCCAGCGGGAACAGTCCTAACTGGAGCAATCCACAAAGAAGAATCGTTTTTCCTAGTCCGCAAGGGAGAATTGATCGTCAGCACTGACAACGGGCCACAAACCCTTGTCCCAGGCGATATGAGCATTTCCAAGATCGGAACTAAGCGTGCTGGCATTACTTTGACCGACGTTGAAGTAACCACTTTTCACGCAAACCCAAGCAACGAGCAAGACCCGCAAACCCTGTGGGATATGTTCACCATTCCAGCGCCAGCGCCAGCCCTTGAGGTTGGCAAAACAGCGCAATTGGAGGAATCAAAATGACATTCGGATTATCAGGCGCAGCACTAGCAGGACTTGCCGTCGGTGGTGCAACCCTTGTTTCTGGCTTTATGCAGGGCGAAGCAGCAAGTGATGCATCCGCAGCGCAAGGCGCTTCTGCACAGGCCGGCATCGACGAACAACGCAGGCAATTTGACAAGGTTCAAGGATTGCTTGCGCCCTATGTTCAAGCTGGTGGCGGCGCACTTGGCGGTTACTCACCATACCAAGCAGCCGGCACAGGTGCTTTGCCAACTCTTCAACAATTTGCTCAGGCCGGCGCCCCAGCCTTGGAACAACAACAAGCATTGATAGGTTTACGTGGTCCGGATGCACAACGCCAAGCGATTGCAGCCATTGAGGGTGGTCAGCAATTTCAGTCTATGACGCAACAAGGAGAAGAAGCATTGCTTCAACGTGCATCTGCCACAGGTGGATTGCGTGGAGGCAATGTACAAGGCGCACTTGCTCAGTTTAGGCCGCAGTTGTTAAACGAATTGATTGGCCAGCAATATAGCAGGCTGGGTGGCTTGGCATCAATGGGCGGAACGGTAGCGCAAAATCTTGCAACAGCAGGCATGGGGGCAACTGGTGAACTTGCACGCCTTGGCCAAGCCTCGGCAGCCGGTACAGGGGCAGCCGCACAGACAACAGGCACAAACATTGCCACTCTACTCGGTCAACAAGGCGCAGCGCAAGCAGGTACTGAAATTGCCCAGGGCAGAGCATTCGGCGCAATTCCATCGGCAATTTCAGGCGGCCTAGGATTATTTAGTGGCCTTGGAGGTAAATTCTGATGCAACCCATTAATTACGGGGTCGAGATTCAAGACCCAACGCAATCATTTTTGAGCGCCTTCCAAACAGGCACAGCCATCCAAGACACCAGGCTCAAGCAAGAGCAGCAACAGCAAAAAGTGGCACAGCAAAAGCTCATTCAAGATGGCTTTGCAAAGCTGCGTCTGCCAGGCGCAACAGCAGCCGATTACGCCAACCTTGCAATGATTCTGCCAGAGACGGAGGCCAAAGCTGTGCGCGAGAGTTTCAGCATGTTGTCAGGCGAGCGTCAGCAAAACGCTTTGCAACAATCTGGCCAGGTTTTCTCCGCCTTCAAAGCAGGCAAACCAGAGATCGCCATCGGCCTTCTTGACCGCCAGATCGAAGCTAAACGCAACAGTGGCGACAACGAGGGGGCCAAGTTTTTGGAGACATGGCGTGATGTTGCTAAGGAAAACCCAAAGGCTACCGAGGATTATTTCGGCTTCACCATCTCGCAGATGCCAGGCGGTGACAAGGTAATCAAGAGCGCTGTCGAGTTCGGCGGTGAACGTAGAGCAGAGGCAGAAGCCCCCGCAGAGTTGCGTAAAAAACTTGCAGACGCAGGCAAAGCCGAATCCGATGCAAAAACAGCATTGGCCACAGCCACCAATGCGCCAGAAAAGGCAGCAGCCGAAGCAGCGCTGGCCCAAGCGCAGGCAGACAAAGCCAAGATCGAGGCACAGTATGCCGAGAAAAATGCTGTGCAAGAGTTAGCAAACAAAGCCGCCACTCTTGGATTGACAGACGCTCAAACAAATTCAGTCTTGGCAACAACGCGCAAACTTAACCAAGAGACTAGAAAAATTGCATTGGAATTAAAAGCACTTGAAGCTAACGGCGGAATTGACCAAGCCAAAAAATTTGACTATGAAGAAAAACTGCGCAAAGAGTATCAAAACCGCACTAAGGTTTATGGCGAACTCGGAAACACATTTAACAATATCAAATCTTCGGCAGATGCTAAAACTGGACCGGGTGACATTGCTTTAATCACTGGTTTCATGAAGATGCTAGACCCAGGCTCGGTTGTGCGTGAAACCGAATTTGCAACAGCACGGGATACTGCAGGCCTATACACAAAACTCGAAAATACTTTGAAAAAGGCAGAAAGCGGCCAGTTCTTACAGGCAAATCAACGAAATGAATTTGTTAACCTTGCTAAACAATATCTTGACTCAGCTCAGAAAAAAGCAGGAGAAGACAAGAAGTCGCTTGGCGTAGTAGTTAAAAACTACAGCCTCAACCCTGACAACGTGTTTGGCCCAGAGGTATCTGGTGGTGGTGGTCGTGGCAATGTGAATCCCCCTGCTGCTGGACAACGCAATGTAACGGTGAACTACTGATATGGCCTACTCCATCACGACCAAAGATGGCATCACCATCAACAACATCCCTGATGACGTTTTGCCAGATTCAGCAGACCTACAAGCTCGGGTGGCATCCATCCGTGCTGGTGGTGGCACAGCAGCATTAGAAGCTGCAGCAACACCAGCGCCAGCAGAAACAACCCTAAAAGGCATCACAGGAGCAATTACCCGTGGTGTAGCACCTATTGCAGGAGGTGCAACACTTGGAGCTGCTGCCGGCCTTCCATTTGCCGGTGTTGGCGCTATCCCCGGCGCAATTGCAGGAGCAGGTGCAGCTGGTCTTGCTATGACCATTGGCGACCCAATCGTCAGCTCTATCAACAGTTTGCTTGGAACCAAGTACACATTGCCAACTCAGGCAATGGAAGACTTACTGACACGCCTTGGAGTTGCAGAGCCGAAAACAGCGGCAGAGCGAATTGTCCAGACCACAACAGCCGGCGCAGCCGGTGCTGGTGGAATGGTAGCCGCTGGCAAAGCCATTGAAATGGCCGCTGGCGCTGCTAAACCTATTACGCAGGCCATAGGTGCCCAACTTGCTGCGAAGCCATTGGCACAAATTGCAGGCGGTGCAGGTGCAGGTGTAGCAGGTCAAACAGCAAAAGAAATGGGTGCTGGCCCAGTTGGTCAGATTGCGGCAAGCATTGTGGGCGGTGTGGCCGGTGCAAAGTTAGCCACTACAAAAATACAACCAACAGCAGCTCAGTTGCCATCCGACATTGCAGCCGCAGAGCGTGCAGGCGTCAGACTTATGACTACCGACGTAGTGCCTCCGCGCACCTTTGCTTCTAAGTGGGTGCAAACTGTAGGCGAGCGTATCCCAGGCGCAGGCACTGGCGGTGTTCGTCAAGCTCAACAAGCTGAACGAATTGAAGCTGTCCGTAATGTGTTGCGAGACTTTGGAGCCGATGACGCCTCCAGAGCATCAGACGATGTGATGAAGGACTTGGCTACAAAACGTGGCGCCGATCTTTCCAAGTATGCTGGCGCAAAGACAGAGGTAATTGAGCGTCTTGGGCAGACTGGCACGGTGCCAATGACCAACACAGTGCAAGCCATTGACGATCAAATTGCAAAACTTCAAGGATTGAAAACTCAAGAAGTTGCACCAATCATCGAGCGATTGACAGACTGGAAAGCAGCATTGCAAGGTCAAAACTTAGTCAATGTAGAAACACTTCGCAAACAAATCGGTGAAAGTTTCAAGGCTCCAGAATTGGCATCAGTTCGTGGCATTGGTGAAAAAGCATTGTCCAGCATCTATAAGCCACTCAAACAGGACATGGAATCGTTTATCACTCAAGTTGGTGAGCGTCGAGATGTGACAAAGTGGAAGGTAGCAGACAAGCGCCTGGCTGATCTTGCTGGCGAATTAGATATGGGGACATTGAAATCAGTGCTTAGGCGTGGTGATGCAACTCCAGAGGTTATTGGAAACATGCTTTTCAGCAAGAAACCAAGCGAAGTTAGTCAGCTTTATGCAAGCCTTACACCTGCAGGACGCGAAAGCGCCAGAGCTGCAATTCTTGCGCGTGCAGCAGAAAAGGCAACCGCAGAAGTAGCTGAAGGAACCGTGGTATCGCCTGATAAGTTTGCTAATGAAGTTAAACGCCTTGGAACATCAATTGGCGTGTTTTTCACTGGTGACGATCTTAAACAAGTTGAAGGACTCACCAGAGTTCTTAACATTACTAAACGAGCATCTGAGGCAGCAGCAGCACCACCAACAGGCGTGCAAGCAGCAATTCCTGTCAGTGCTGCAGCACTGTCTAGCTTTTTTGGTGGTGGCCTTCCAGGGTTCCTTGCAACACTTGGCACTGCCGGTGGTGTTGGTGTGGCTGCTCGCATCTACGAATCAGCACCAATTCGCAATCTACTGATTAAAATACCACAGACCATCTCTGGAAGCCCAGAGGAAGCTGCATTACTTAAGCGATTGACAGCTACCATTCAGCAGCAACAACAGGCACAATCCACCATCCAGGAGAACCAGTAAATGTCCGCACTCTCGATTCAAGTCCCTTTCCCCGTCTTTCAAGACCGCGATGGCCAGCCGCTGGACAATGGTTACGTTTGGCTTGGCACTGCCAACCTGAACCCACAAACCAATCCAGTCGTGGCCTACTATGACGCGGCATTGACCATCGTGGCAGCACAGCCACTGCGCACGCTCAACGGCTACATCTCACGCGCAGGCGCACCAGCTCAAGTTTATGTCGATGGCGTGAACTTCAGCATCTTGGTGCAGGACAGCAAAGGTTCGATGGTCTACAACTTCCCAGATGGCTCTGGGATTAGTCCCAATGCTTCTGGCATTGTTTACGACCCAGCAGGCACTGGTGCTGTAGCCACCACAGTGCAAGCCAAGCTGCGTGAGAGTGTGAGTGTGCTGGATTTTAAGAATGCTGCTGCTATTGCAGGCGATTGGACTACTGCTATTCAAGCTGCGATAGACGCTGCATCAAGCATATTTATCCCACCGGGGACTTATCCGTTTGCTGGCGCTATTCAGCTAAGAGGGCAAAAATACATTTATGGCGCTGGAACAAACATTTCAAATTTGAGCGCAACAACTTCTAATGCAACGCTTCAATGTATTGTTAGGCATGACAATATTAGGCTTGAAAACTTTAGCCTAGATGGTAACGGTGTAGCGTTAAAGGGAATAGTTCTTGGAGTCGCGGGAGGTGCCGTAGGTGCAGCATCTTCTGCAGATTTGCTAAGTAAAATTAACGTGGGTGGATTTTTGACCGTTGGCGTAGAAATTCAATATGTTCAATACTTTATCGCGGAAAGCTGCTACATCAGCGGAACACTGAACGGCTATGGCCTTCTTTTGGACAGTTCAGGAAATGCAAGCATGACCGGGTTAACTTTAAGTTCTAACAAGACAGGCGCATTTATTGGAAGTAAGAACGCCGGGTTCAATGCGTCGTCAAACATCAAGATTTCAGGGTTACAGTTTTTTGGCCCATATCCGCTGGGTGCAAGTCCTGACGGGTACTTAGTGATTCAGAATGCGTTCAACATCTTTGTGGATAAAACAGCATTTGAAGATGAACAGACACACACACTACCCCTAGTTCAAGTACTTTCGACAAACTCTGTTGCAACCACCAATGTATTCTTTACTGAATGCGTGTGGCTTGGAACAGGCTATGCACAAGACCTGATTTCCACTGGCGCAACAGGGGTCAACCGGGTATTTTTTGAAAAGTGCAGGGCCATTGCCCCTAGTGGGGGTTACTACATACTGAAAAATAACAATGCGTCGGCTGAGATAGTCATCAATGACTGCTTTACAGGGGTTGGTTACTCGTCATTTGGAACCTTCTACTGGAGCACTTCGTTAACAAGTGGGCCGGTATTTGAAAATCGGTCAATTAATAACTCGTTGGCGTTCAGCGTCACGGCAAGCAGCGCATCAACCACCTTTGCAAGTGGTGTATCCACAAAGGTGGTTTTGGACACCATCGAGTTTGATTCTTCAAACAGTTTTGATGCCGTTACAAACCACCGGTTTAAGCCCACGGTTCCAGGCTATTACCAAATCAACGGAGGTATTACCTTCCAAACAGCCACTGGCGTAACCATTGCGCAAGTCTACAAAGATGGGGTTAGGTATCGTGATGGTAACTGGATTACAAGCTCCGGAGCACAGTCTCATTCAGTTTGTTCAACTTTGGTGTATTTAGACGGAGTATCTAATTACATTGAACTTTACGGATATAACGGAAATGCTTCCAGCATTGTCAATGTAGGTGGGAATTTATATTCAACCTTTCTTAACGGGAATTTAATAAAATGACTGACAAAAAAATCTCGGCGTTAACCTCAGCAACTACGCCGCTTGCAGGTACAGAGCTTGTGCCGATTGTTCAAGGTGGCGTGACAGTAAAAGTAACTTCGGATCAGCTTGGTTCAGCCCTTTCTGTTTTAAATGTTGCGAACACTGTTGGATCAGGCTCGGTGACCTCCACGACAGGAACAAATCAAGTGTTCTATAAGGCTACGAATACGGTGGGAAGTGCTTACTTTGGTGTTGATAGCAGTACAGGAGCATCAGGTACTGGTGTTGCATATGATGGATTTGTGTACAGCCCTACAGGAATATCTATACTTGTAAACAATGGGACACTAGCAGCTCGATTTGATACCACTGGAAATCTTGTTCTTAAAGTAGCAGCCAAAGGCATCAATTTCACCGCCAACACCCCCGCAGCAGGGATGACGAGTCAGTTGCTGAACTGGTATGAGGAGGGTACTTGGACTCCAAATCAAGGTGATGGATTAACAGTAGTTGGGGCATTTAGTTCCAATGGAACCTATGTTCGCATAGGAAGATCGGTCACAGTTAAGGGTCAGGTTCTTGGTGCAACAACTGTGGCTGTTGCTGCCGCTGGAGTTATTTCATCCAATCTTCCATTTACCGCTGCAAGTGGTCATGCCGGAAGTATGTATAACGCAGCAATTGCTGTTGGTGGGGCTATTGCAATCACATCTACGTCTGCGACTGCCGCAAGTGCAATAACCGCAACCCCGTCAATAACTTTTACAGCTACGTATCAGATGTAAATACCATGAACGCCATCCTACAACGCCTCAAATCCAAGACTTACTGGGTAGCCATTGTCGGTGCTTTGTTGACGGCTATAGAGGTCAACAGTGGCTTCCTCGCCTCGTTCATACCAATGCCCTATCGCAATTACGTCATCCTGCTGTGGCCCGTTCTGATGGTCATATTGCGTGAAGTTACTACATCTGCTTTGTCAGATAAATAAGGACACTTATGTTAAAAGCAGTCAGAGCATCAATTACAAGTGGTGTGATAAGTTGGATTAATTCACGCCCTAAAGTCGTTCCACTTTCAAGTCAAAGTCCAACACAAAATGTTCTTTTACTTGAAGATGGTGGTTTTTTGTTGCAAGAAAATGGCGACGAAATTCTTTTAGAAAACTAAGGAAAAATTATGTCTAACAACTCACAAATCGCATTCACCCCCCTTGGCAAGACCATCGTGGTTGCAGCTACTACCTCGGCACCTACCGGCATCCAAGCGCCTGTCTACGCCAAGTTTGACCCGCAGAATGCAGGGCAGTACCGCTTCATTAACGCAGGCACCACTACCGTGTTTTTAGGCACTGCTATGGGTGCAGCAGAGGCTACTGCTGCGGCTGTGGCTCCTGTGGCCGGTACGCCTTCGGACGCCATTGTCCTGGTGCCTGGCGCAGTTGAAATCTTGCGCTTCAACCAATCCACCTATTTCAGCGGCCTGTCCAGCGCAGCGGCTACCGTTTACATCACGCCTGGTCAAGGCCTTTAAATTATTGGACAAGAAGAAATAGCGGCAGTAGTACAAGCAGGGAAAAATAAAATGGATTAC